GCCTGTGTAGTAAGGGATAGCCTGACCGTTACTAGAATGGTGGTCTAGCACCCGTATCTCACCGTATACGACCTGAAACCAAATCACAGCCGTGGAATCATTAAAGCCCAAGTCCCATACAGTATGGCAGGGGAACATGGGGTCATAGTCCACCGTGGTGATACGCTCTAAGTCCGTGATCTGACGCATCTGTTCGCCAAAGTAGGCCCCAGTTATGGAAGCCTCAAATGAACATAAGAACTCTTGCTCGTACTGATTTGGTGACATTGTTGACTGTGCATCCAGTAATTCAGCGTCAGGCAACAACCCTGATTTATCTGCTCTTAGGGTCTTGACATACCAGTTCGGGTTCTTTTGGGCTTCGTTATAAATGTCATAGAAAGCATTATGTCCTTTAGGTGTACCGATAAAGGTAGCCCAACCTTGGCGGTCTGTAAGTAATGGGCGCACAATCTCACCCCATAGCCTTGGTTTCATATCTGCGTATTCGTCTAAGACTACGCCATCAAGGTATAGACCCCGTAAGGCATCGGGATTGTCTGCGCCAAATAGTCTGATTTTAGCCCCATTGACTAACTCTATCCATAATTCAGATTGATTAGCCTTGACTATGGCTGGTTCTGCAAACTTGAGTAAGTAATCCCATGCAATGTTCTTAGCCTGTGCGTAATACGGTGCTATGTAGGCGTAACGGGCGTTCTCTTTTTTCTCCATGATTGCCCTACGGATCGTGTCCGCAATGGTTGCTACGGTCTTTCCTGCTCGTCTATGGCATACCAGTACAGCCCAGCGTTGTTCACGCCTATGAAAGTCCAAGAAAGCATCCCTAGACTTATAGGGGTACTCGTATTTTTTGACTACCTCAATCAAGGAACTTGTGTTCGTGAATTACTTTAACGGGCTGGTCTGCATCACCTGTGTGTTCTGTCCTAGCCAGCTTGGGTACATGGTACTCAGCTACTTGCATGAAGCAATCAAATGCGACTTTAGGGCCAAGCTTCTCATTCATAGCGATCTCGTCAAGCCATTTTTGTAGCATATGACTGTTACCATCCACGAACTTAGCGATCGCCTCTCTAGCGAGGGCTGTTGACTTATTAGGCACACCTGCAACACGCCCGCCTGTCTTTTTTCTAGTCTTTTCTACTGTAGAACTCATACCTTATCCAAGTGGTTGTTAAGATAGATTAATCTTTGGTACAATTATATTACAAAACAAGGAGATTGCAATGACACCCACTGTTAATGTTGATGTGCCTATGTCTAAGCCAATGCTTGATGCTCTTACCTTACATGAAACCTTTTGTATTGCTTCGGGCATTGTTTCTGTGAACCATGAATCTGTGTGTGACTTTTTAACTAAACGCTTTGGCGAACAGATGGCGAATCAATTTAAACCTGAATACTTGTATTAGTACCCTAGCTGTCTTAATAGGTTTGCGGTTAGGATTCCTGCATAGGGTTTCATCTGTAATGCCCGTAAGTCTGTCTGCGCTGGGGCGGTTGGGTTAGCAATTCCACGCTCTTTCACTACATTGGGCAGAAGTTCAAATATATTGTGTTCCCGTTCTAGCGTTCCGAGTCCTTGACCTGCTACTCCCCGTGGGTAAGATGGGTGGCCTGATTTCATAATCATAGGCTGACCCGCAAAGATTTCACCCACATTCTGTATACCACCTTCTGCCGCATTGATTTGGCGTGGGTCGGTTACCGATAGTCGTGCCTGACCAATGTTTAGGCTACCCAAATCCCTAAAGTCACGATCCATAATCTGCATGATCGAATCCCTTACTACCTTGGGTGCGGCTCTGTATTGGGCAATACTTTCAGCGTTATCTACGCCCTTCCAGTTTGGAATAAGGTCTTTGATTGCGGTATTTAGTTGCTTCTTATCACCCCTGCTCATAGCGGCTTCTGCGTATCCGAGCATACTTTCGCCAGTCATATGGGCAAAGTCACCGCTAGTTGGGGCCATGCGCCACGGAATATACAAAGGATTCTGACCAGTAACTTCTTTAAGCATCTCGGCATTTTTGGTAATTGGAGATACTGCTTGCTGTGCGGATGCCCATACCTGATTGGGTGCGTTAAACATATAGTCTTGCCCACCATAAAGGTGTACGGGTCTTTTAAACATTACATCGTTAACGCCAAGCAAGTCACCACCAGCGGCAGTGCGGTCAGACATACTGGTTATGAATGGTCTGCCCTCAAAGTCTGCCAACGATATCTTTGGGATTTCGGTCTTATTTATCTGTTCGACCACAGGCACGGTAGTTGCAATCTTTTGCTTTTCTAAGACTCTAGGGTCAAAGCGTGGGTCAAAGTCACCAATTGGCTTATTGCGGATAGCTTCAGCTAGGGCTTTGTTTTGTGGTGCGATATATTGAATACCACCTATCTTGGCAAGATAATCTTCTGCCATGCTTGCGGCTTTAGGTGCTAATGCTCTAGCAGTTGGGGCGGCAAGTGGTGCGCCCATTGATGCTACAGCTATTGGCAAGGCAAGCGGTTCGCCTTGTTTAAAACCTTTCTCACTACCGTATTTACGGTCACCGACCATTGCGCCTTCAGCAAACCCTGTTTCATTTGGTAGTCGGTTAACGCCAAACATTTGGGTAAATGCTTGGGGGTTGTACATAAAACGCTGTGCCTCGGTGGGTAGGTTTACCACCCTATCACTTAAGGAGCGTAATGCACTAGCTAAGTCCATTTACTTAACTTCTTTATCCATGTCTTTCAATTTGTTGGCAAGCATAGCCCTGCGCTCTAGGCGCAATCTCTGTTGTTTTTCTAGCGTGGATTCTTTATGGGTCTGTAATAAGCTGTTTTCGGGCTTAATCTTTTCTTTTTTAAACATCACATATCCTTCATCTTAGAAGCAATCATCTCTCTGCGGGTAGGTTTAGCAGTCTTAGCAGATTCTTTAAAGTCTTTAGCGGATGGTGCGCCTTCGCTACCTACCTTACGCATCTTCTCGCCTGATCCAGCCTTAATGCGTTCCCGCTTGGCGTGAATGTTTGCGTATAGTCCTTGTTTAGCCACAGTTCCATCTCCTCATGCTTGCTTTTGCTCGTTCAGCGTTCTTGCTCTTAGCGACTACACCACCCATACGGGCGCAAAATGATGCCTTCCTGCCTTTATCTGCCTCGGTCTTGGGGTTAGGTGCTGGTGCTTTTAAGTTAGCGTTGTTTTTACGGTTATACGCTTCACGCCCTTTGGCGGTCATACCTGCGCCCTGCTCTGTAGGCAGGTAATTCTTATCCTTGCCCGTTGTTGTTTTAGGAATGGGTTTATCGTGCTTTTCTACTGCCGCACGAATGTCATCCCTACGACTCATGCCTTTTCCTCAATGTACTTAGCGTAGGCATCCTCTAGCTTTGCCTTGCGACTTCCTTTAGCGTTCTCACGCTCAACGCTTAAAGCAATAGCTACGGCTTGTTTCTTGGGCTTGCCTGCCTTCATCTCGGTCTTAATGTTTTTACCGACTGCTTCGGGGCTACCTGACTTTACGAGTGGCATAAATATCCTTATTTCAAAAACTTAAGTTTATAAGCGGTGCTGTTAATGAGGCCTGCGATCTCATCAATGATATTTTGTAGTTCGGGGTCTTGGGGTAGGTCTTGGCGGGCTTCCTTAACAAAGTTCTGTAAAGATTCCATGTAGCGTATTGGGTCTTTAGGCTGGTGGTACACGCTTGGAAAGGCGTTAAATTTACCGTATTTGCCCATATAAGATTCGGCAAAGGTGTCTGTTAAGCCAACAATACCATCGTAGTATTTAGCAAAAGCCTTATGTTTTGCGTAGGAATCGGTTGACCAATGAAAGAAATGCGTGTTGGTCGCAGAATGTAGCATTGTTGCTAGGAATAATGCACAGTTTTCCATACAAATCCTTATGTAATGGGTGTAGTTTCCTCTATTTTATCAATAACTACAAGACAACCGCCACCTTTTTTTATTGCGCCACGCTGTACCATGAGGATGTCAATTTGTTCATCGTTATCAAATACACCAGCATCGGCTAGGGCATCCCAAAGGGCTTTGATACGGTTATCAATGTCTTGCTTGCGTCTATCTTTTGGATACAGAGTAACTTGCATTTCTAAGCGGGCTGTGCCTAACTTGGGAACTTTGTACTCCACCACATAATCGCTGACTTGGGCTTTAAACTCCTTGCCTGCCTTGCTTACGAATCGCCTGTGTCCATGACTCCCCCAGTAGTGATTGACGGAAGGGGGAAGGGGTAGGGTTAGAATCAACATTAAGAGAGTTTAACAATTCCACGGTGTCTTGGGTCATTTGTTCAAAACTTGGTATATAAAAACCCCGACTCGAATAAGAGGGCAATCGTTTTTCGGTGCGCTTCTTCCCACCTACCCATTCTCTCTGTTTTGCTAAGTGTTGCACCTTGGTCGATTTCTGTGTGACAGGTGTAGCAG